AAGATGGTACAATCTAGTACAACCTGAAACAGTAGAACAAGTTGAATTACCAATAGCACCAGTTGAAACAGTAGAACAAGTTGAACCTGAACAACCTACTTCAGAAGTTGAAACAGTAGAACCTGATACAGTAGAAAAAGAAAAAATAGAACAATTAGTAGACGAAGAAGTTGACTCAGTTAAATTAACACCATTAGAAACTGAAGCTATGTGGATATTAAAAACTAATGAATACGGTAATTGTTTCGATAGAAGTGATGGTATAGCAAGTACATGGGATTTCGTAGTTACTGAAAATATTAGTTGTGGAATACAAGGAGCAAAAGGTGTTTTAGGTAGCCTTGTTAGAAAAGGTCTTGTTATAATAGATACTGAAGGAGAATACAATACAAGCTCAAAACAATACGACCATAGTATTAGCCTTACAGATTTAGGTTATAAAGTAGGTCTTAAAGCATTAGAAACTTTTAACCCAGACAACATTAAACCAACAGCACCAAAACAAGTAAATGTTAATACTAGCAACGATTTAGCAAACGAAATATTTGATTATTTCACAACTCAACAAAATACATTCACATTAAAACATAATACAGACCATTCAGTTATCAAATTAGGTCGCAAGAAATTAGTTGAAATATATGTTAGTAATACAGAAGTAACAGTTGCAGTTAGACAAGAACTATATAGTGAAGACGAACAAGCAAACTTAGATAATAGCAGAATTGTTAAAGACTATGCTTTCACTCTAAAATTCAAAGTACATTCATTAGATGAATTTAAAGCAGTTGTAAATCGTGCTAGCGTATATGTTCCAGTTAAAAAATAGTAACCTTTAACCCCCTTCAAATTATGGGGGGGTTAATAAAAAAATTTTAATAAATTTATGAAAAACACTTGACTTATTACATAGAAAAGTATATAATATAAGTATAAAGAAAAACAAATAAGAAATAAAAAGTAAAGGGGATATGAAAAATGATGAAATTTGAAGAAAGAAAAACAATGGAAGTATTAGATTTAATAACAGAAAGCATGAAAGAAGCACAAGACCAAACAGGTGAACAACCTACATTATATGCAGAAACAATAGCAGATGAATTAGCATACAGAGAAAATACAACATATGATGATTATTTTCTAGTATTAGTTGAAAAAGCATTAGACGAATTACAAACAATGGGACTTATAGAAGTAGATGATAATAATAAAGTAACAGTTTTATAATAAATATGAGTTAGGAGGTTCTCAACAAAAACCTCAATATAAAATAAAAAGGGGATATGAAAAATGAATAAAATAATAAAATATTTAGAAGAAAACAACATAGAATATTCAAAAGCATTAACCAATAAATTATTGATAGTTAAAATAGGTGAGTATACTATAGAAATTTTAAAAGATGGTAAATTTTATATAGCACAAAAATATAAATATGGTCAAAAATGTAGTCCAGAAATAAGAAAAGATTTAAACTTTACATTAAGATTAATTAAGCATGAAGTAAGAAGAAATAACGGAGAATATAGCAGAGTATAAAAGGTTCTAAGGGGTTTATCCTATAAAAGCCCCCTTCCAGTAGCAATACAAAATTTAAATTATAAAGGGAGGTAGAATATGATAAAACTAAAATTTGATTTTTCACAAAAATTAAAGTATAAACAGTCCCTCTACATCAAGGGAGACTATAACCCAACTATTTTAGATGTAATACATTCTTTTCAAACTAGATATTATCACCGCAATAGCAAATTATGGGAATGTAAGATAGACTATTTTCCAATAATACTTGATAAGCTAAAATTTGAGGATATTCAAATATGCGGTGAAGTGCCAAAGAAATTTGAAAAGTATTTAAAAATGCTTGATATATATGATGAACAAGATGCAGACTATTTGAGTAGAACAAAACCTTTCGAACATCAAATGGATTCTTTTAAATACGCCTTAACACATAATAAATTTTTATTAGGTGATGAGCAAGGGCTAGGAAAAACAAAACAGGCACTTGATATAGCAGTAGCACGAAAACATAAAATGAGACATTGTCTTATAGTGTGTGGCGTTAACAATTTGAAGTGGAACTGGTACAAAGAAGTAGAAATACATACTAATGAGAAAGCACATATATTAGGTAGCAGAGTTAATAGAAAAGGAAAAACTGTTATTGGTAGCAGTGCTGAGCGCCTCGCAGACCTTAAACAAATACATGATGAATATTTTCTAATAACTAATATTGAAACATTACGAGACAAGAGCATACAAAGTCAAATCAAGAAAATGTGTAGTGATGGCATTATAGGAATGACTATAATAGACGAAATTCATAAATGCAAAAATAGTCAATCAAAACAAGGTAAAGCGATACATTGTTGTTGTTCTTATTATAGACTAGCATTAACAGGTACTCCGCTTATGAACAACCCAGTCGACTTATATAATGTACTCAAATGGCTTGAAGTTGAAAACCATTCGCTTACTTATTTCAAAAACTTATATTGTGAAATGGGCGGATTTGGCGGGTATGAAATTATAGGTTATAAAAACCTAGACCAGTTAGAAAATTCACTTAATAAAAATATGTTAAGAAGACGTAAAGAAGAAGTACTTGATTTACCACCTAAAATTTATACTGACGAGCTATTAGATTTAGATAGTTCACAAGATAAATTATATAGAGATGTCACAAATCAAATTATTGAGGATATTGATAGAATTATGTTACTACCTAACCCATTAACTGAGTTAATTCGATTGAGACAAGTTACTTCAAACCCGAACATATTAACTAGCAAAAATATTACTAATGTGAAGTATGATAGAATATTAGACATATTAGAGTCTACAACAGACAAAGTTATAATATTTAGCAACTGGACTAAAGTTATAAATCCACTATATATTAAGTTGAGTAGCTTAGGTTATAACCCAGCATTAGTTACTGGAGAATCTAAAGACCCAATATTAGAAATGAATAAATTTCAATCTGACAATACTTGTAAAGTGATATTAGGTACAACTCCAGCATTAGGTACTGGCTATACATTAACTGCAGCAAATACAGTAATATTTATTGATGAACCTTGGAGCAAAGCTATAAAAGACCAAGCAGAAGACCGATGCCATAGAATAGGAACAAAAGGAACAGTTAATATTATAACTCTAATTTGTAAAGATACAATAGACGAACGAATACATCAAATAATAAAAGACAAAGGCGAATTGTCTGACCGTATTGTAGACGGAAAAGCAGTTCAACCTTCAGATATAAAATTCTTAATAGGAGCGTGATAAACATGAAAATAATAGACGGTAAAAAATATTACACAACTTTCGAAACTGCTGAGCTATGTAATGTTACTAGAAATACTTTAATGAGATGGTATGAATACGAAGAAACAACAGGAAGAACATTATTACCTCCATTTATTAGAGTTGGCGGTAATCATGCGAGATATTGGAGCGAGGACGACATTGAAAAAATATTAACTTTTAAAACAAATAAAGTAAAAGGAGAAATGAAAGTTATTTCCGACAAGTATAGTGGCAAATGTAAAAAATAGGCGATGTGCGACTGTCTCATAAGTCGTATGTTACTATTCAATAATTTATATATGTAAAGGAGAAAAATTATGAAAATAGGCGTTATACAAGACGAATATAAATTCGTAAAATTATTAGAAAGATGTAAAGAAATGAAAGACCAAGAAAAAGAGGTAAAAGCAGAAACTAAAAAACTGACAGACAAAGTAAAAACTGAATTTAAGAGTAGAGCTATAAATGAATATAATGTTCCAGGTGTTTGCTGTGTAAAATGCAACGACGTGGAGAGAACGTCTGTAAATGAAGAAAAGTTGATAGACATATTAACTAAAATAATTGATGCTCAAAGAGACGAGACAGTCGCAGACAGCCTTAAACAATGTATTGAGTATAAGCCATGTATTAATGAAAAGAAAGTACAACAACTAATATATCAAGGTCTTCTAAATGTTGAGGACATAGCTCCTGCTATGGAAACTTCAGTTCAAACAAGATTAACATTTAGTAAACCTAAAAAGGAGGCATAATATGTTTAAAGAATTACAATCCAAAAAGAATAGCAAACAAATTATACCTAATGAAAAGGAATATAAAATAGTCGAACACAAACTTCAATTAGCACAAGAACCTAATATGACTGAAATTAGAAAATGGTTTATATTTAAAGCAGAAAAAATTTATAGCACTAAAATGTTAGGAACTCAAGTTATATACTGTAATAAGACATTGAATAAAATAAAAGAAAAATATCAATTTAATAACCTCGCACTAGCCGCAAAACTAGATGTATGGCTAATTAAATATAAACAATTAGGGTATGATGGCATATTCGATTTTTCTAAACTTAATACAGACTGGATATTGCATAACCTTGATGCTAATATTCCTAATTATAAAGGTAAGCATACTTCTTATCAAAATAATAATGTAAACCAAATAAATACTGTTAATCGCAGAATATAATTTTTCTAAAATTGCTCAACCCGTGTTATATCAATGGGTTGAGTATTTTGTTACTAAAAAGTTACAATATTGTAACTATTTTAAGGTTAACATTAACAGTCGCAAAAAGTATATTATATATAATTAGTTAAACAAATAAAACAAGTTAAAAAAATTAAAAAAAAATCTAAGCTGCGGAAGTTATTGTGCTAACGCACCTCAACTAATATTTAGAATTTTTTACTAATTCGGTTTACACTAAAACCTGTTATTAGTATATAATATATAAGTAATTAAAGTTTATGATTTTAGTTACTTAATACAAATTATTTCTTTTATTGTATTACCCCCTTTCCACTTTAAGTACCTGATAATTATTAGGTACTTTTTATTTTCCAAATTTTACTTGACAAATTTATCCATTTTTATATATAACATTTAAGAGGTCAAACATAAGGACTTCACAAATAATTAAAAAGGAGGTAATTCATTATGAACGAATTACAAGTATTAAATCATGAACAAACTATAAACAGTCGAGAAGTAGCAGAAATGATGGAAAGACCACATTGGAAAGTATTAAACATGATAGAAGGAAAAGCTGGAGAAGTTGGAATTGCTGAAGTTTTAAGAAACAACGATTTCGTTGTTTCAGAATATTTCATAGAAAGCAGTTATAAAGTACCTGGAAATAATAAGACTTATAAATGCTATGAATGTACTAAAATGGGTTGTGAAATGTTAGCAAATAAACTTACTGGTGAAAAAGGAATATTATTTACTGCAAAATACGTTAAAAGATTTAATGAAATGGAGCAACATATAAAAGCACAGACTGAATTAAAAGTTATAGATGATACTAACATTCAAACATTACTTAATTCAGTAGAGCATATGATAGAATCACAACATCAAGAAATAGAAGAAATAAAAAGTCTTATAGAACTAAGAAGTAAAGAAGTATATAACTATGGTAATCAAATTAAAAAACATTTAGGAATCAGTAAAATATCAGAAAATCCGCAGGACTATGAAAATATTAAAAATATGTTTTTCCATGAATTAGGCGGTTATAATAAATGGGAACAAATTCCTTATAGTAGAGATAATGTAAAATTATTACAAGAAATATGTAACGACTATAAACCACGTAAAAAGCCATTATGGGATAGAGCTAATAATTATTAGGTACTTTTTTAATTTATTAGTTAACAATTTTGTATCATATTAGTATATAATATATGTAAATACTTTATAGTAATAAAGTAAATCTCCCTTTTATTTTATTTATTTGTTTAAATACTGAGTTGAGGACTCCACCTTCAACTCAGTATTTTTTTATTAAAAATTTTTTAAATAAATTTATGCAAAACACTTGACTTATTACATACAAAAGTATATAATATAAGTATAAAGAAAAACAAATAGTAAATAAAAAGGTGGTAGGTAAAGATGATGAAAACTAAAAAAGGTTTAAAAGATATGAGAAAAGTATTAACAAAAGATTTATTAGTAGAAGTATTAATTAGAGAAACTGAAATATGGGGTAGCTTAGATGTAGATGCATTACTTGGAGAACTTAGAACTCAATATAAAGTAAACTCTAAAAAATATCAAACATATTTAGGAGAATTAGCACTTGAAGGAAAAATCGAAGTAGAAGACAATACAATAACAGTTTTATAAGTAATATAAAAAGTTAACTAGAAATGGTTAACTTTTTTATTTAAGTTTCGTATATAATATATACAATTCATTAATAGTATTTTCTAAATTATTTTCAACCCTTTAGTGTCTGGTAAACACTTTAGGGTTATTTTTTTATATTAACAAAATATGTTACTTTTTATATATAAAATATGAGAGGAGGTTTTACAATGTATGATGTAAAAGAATTTAGATTTGAACAAACTAAATGCTGGTTTAAAACAGTATGTGATAATTATAAGAGCGATATATGTAATTGCGGGTGTCCTTTATATTGTCAATATTATTATTTAGTAAATCTTGCTAATATACCTGAACAATTACAGTACCCAGAAAATCAAAAGTTGAGTGCAGGAGCAGACATAGAAAAATATCAATATTTAGCTAACTTAAAAGCAAATATTTTAGATTTTGTAACTAGAGGAAATAATTTATTTCTATATAGTAAATATTATGGTAACGGCAAGACAACTTGGAGTATAAAATTAATGAGTTCTTATTTTAGTAGAATATGGCATAATAATGGAACGCAATGCAGAGGTTTATTTGTGAATGTTGATGATTTTCTAATGCAAAAGAAATCCGCTATTTCAAAACGAAATGACCGACTATTACAAATTGAAGAACTACTACCTAGAGTAGACATAGTAGTGTGGGACGATATAGGTTGTACAAAGTTGAGTGACTATGACCATTCAATACTATTTCCACTTATAAATAGTAGAATAAGTTCTAATAAATGTAATATATTCACATCAAACGTAATTGACGAAGAATTCGTAAATAATGTTGGAGGTAGACTTGCAAGTAGAATATTAGAAACATCAACAATCGTAGAATTTAATAACCCTCCACAACGTACTCCAAAGGAGGTTAGAATATGATTGAATTACAATGTATTAATAATATATTAGCCGAAAATAACATAGAAACATATTTAGAAGACGGTATCAATGAAGACTTTTTTCCTAGCTATACAAAAGAGTGGAATTATATATTAGACCATTATAAGAAATACGGCAAAGTTCCAGACCAAGCTACTTTTTTAGCAACGTTTACTGAGTTCGATTTAATTGATGTATTAGAACCGCCTAAATATTTATTGGAGAATTTAAGAGAGGATTATGTATTTAGACAATCTGCTAAATTATTTAATGAGTCAGTTGAGTTATTAAAACAAAATGCTTTTGAAGGACTTAGAAATATATTATCAAAAGGAGAGAAATTGCTCGTCAGCAACTCTATCACACATGGAACTGACATTAATAATATTGTTAATCAAAAACTAGAAGAAATTAATAGTAAGAAGCGTATAGACGGTCTATTAGGAATTTCAACTGGCTTAAAAGAATTAGACGACGTACTTGGAGGTTGGTTACCAGGTGAGGAATTTGTAACCATAGTAGGTAGAGTCAATCAAGGTAAATCATGGCTATTACAAAAATTTTTAACTTCAGCACATAGTCAACATAAAAGAGTGTTATTATACTCAGGTGAGATGAGTGCTATGCAAGTAGGTTATAGACATGACACTTTAGCCATGAATTATAGTAATAGACAATTAACAAGAGGTACGATTTCAGATTTAGAATTTACCAATTATGAAAACGATTTAAAGAAAAGAGCTAAAGAGCTAGAGCCTTTTATTGTGGTAACTCCAAAAGACTTAGGCGGCAAATATATGACAGTAAGCATGTTAAAAGCATTATGTAAAAAATATCAACCTGACATTATAGGAATAGACCAGTTATCATTAATGGACGATGAAAGACGAGGTGAGAATAGGAGATTACAACTTGCTAATATTACAATGGACTTATTCAGATTGTCAGAGGAATTAAGTAAACCTATATTAGCTGATGCGCAGGCTAATAGAAATAAAACAAGTTCAGAAGAACCTGAAAACCCAGAGTTAGCAGACATTGGTGAAGCTGATGCAATAGGTCAAAATAGTAGTAGAGTAATTTCATTAGTTCAAACAAAATTAGGGTTATCGCTATTAGTTACTAAAAATAGATATGGCGAAAACAATAAAAAATTCATATACAGTTGGGATATTGATTTAGGTACTTTTAGATTTGTTTCTGAAGAAGGTTCGCAAAAAGAAACTGAGTTGCCTTTTAAAAATAATAGAAATGATATTCCACAAGGTATGCCAAATCCAGTAGACGTTTTTTAAAAATTAGTTAACATAAATTTTATGAAATTGTATATAATATAAGTAAGAAAAGTAATTCCCATTATACTTTTCTCCTTATAATATATTTTATGAATAATAACCGCGAAAAGACTTCAACTCAAAAAGTTGGAGTCTTTTTATGTTAACAAAATTTATAAAATTTGTATATAATATATAAATTGAATAAGGAGGCATAAGATAAATGAAGTATAAAACAGTAGAAAGTAAAAATAGCAACAAATTAGATTTTGACCAGTATTATACACCTTATAATGTTATGGAATATTGTGTAAATAAATCAATAGCAACAATAGAAAATTTAGGACTTGAAATATCCGAATTTCTTGAACCTAGCGCAGGTGAAGGAATATTTAGTGACTACTTATATAAACGAGGATTGAATGTAATTGCTATGGATATTGAACCGAAAAATAATTATATAATTAAACAGGATTATTTAACTTGTAATATAGGATATAAAGCAAAAAGATTTATTATTGGTAATCCTCCATATGGTTCTAAATTTGCACTTGCAAGAAAATTCTATAATAAATCTTGTGAATTGGGAGATTATATATCATTTATATTACCCATAAGACAATTAAATAATACTCAGCAGTTATATAAATTTGATTTAGTATATAGCGAAGATTTAGGTGAAATTAAGTTTTCAAATAAAAAATATGTGCATTGTTGTTTAAATATTTATGTTAGACCTAAAAAAGGCTTAAATAAAAAGAAAATCAATAAACTTAAAGATGTGGATATTATTAGACAGGATAGTAAAAACTACAAAGACATAGACTATGATGTTAGAATATGTAGTTGGGGAGATAGTACTGCAGGAAAGATATTAGCTGAAGGTGAACATTATAGTGGCGAATACAAGATAAAAATAAATAATATGGAATTAAAAAATGAAATTATAGATGTTTTAAATAAAGTAAATTGGAAAAAAGAAATAAATAATACATCAATGTGTTCTATAAAAAAATATCATATAATTGATATTTTAAAAAAATATATACCAAATATTTCATAATTCTATGCTGCTATTAATTATTATGAAGCTATAAGTTAATTGGGGGGAGATTATATGTTTAATGTAAACGGAATATCGGTCGATGTTGACGGAATGACATTATTAACCGATTTACAACAAGACTTGAATGTAAATGGAATTCAATTATTACATTCAATAAAACCTGTGAATGATAATATTATGATATCCTGTCCGTCTCATAAGTCTGGACAGGAACGAAAACCAAGTTGTGGAGTTTCATTAGTGAATTCGTATGAAAATGGAAAATTAACACCGGCAGGTACAGTACATTGTTTCACGTGTGGTTATACTTCAGATTTAGCAAATTTTATTTCATTTTGTTTTGGTTATCAAGACGGCGGATTATATGGTAATAATTGGCTAAAATCAAAATATAGAACTACTTTGACAGAAACAACTAGAACATTAGATTTGAATATAAATAGAACTAACACGATTAGCACTTATCCAACAATTCCGAACTCAGTGTTAAATAGTTACGCTTATTATTGTAAATACTTAGCTGACAGAGGCATAGACAAAGAAATTTGTAATAAATTTAGTGTGGGGTGCAGTCCAACTGAAATGTTAATAACATTACCAGTAAAAGATTTAAAAGGTGATGTTAAATTTATTCAAACAAGAAATATAAATAGTAAATTTTATAAAATACCACCTGGCATAAAGAAAACCGATTTTCTATTCGGTGGCTATGAATGTATTACAGGAAATTATAAAGTAGTTTGGATAGTAGAGTCAATATTCAATGCATTAACATTATGGCAATTAGGAATACCCGCAGTAGCATTATTAGGTACAGGTGGAGGTAAACAGTATGAGTTATTAAAAAAATTGCCAGCTAGAGAATATGTAATAGCATTAGATAATGATGAAGCAGGCAGAGAGGGGACTGCTAAAATTATTCAAAAATTGAATAACACAAAATTGCTTAAAGTTCTACAATATAGTTATAACGATACAAGAGACATTAACGATTTAGGTTCAGAAGTACTTAGCCTACCTTTAAAAAATATTTTATAAAATTTACTAAAAACTATTTACAAATTACATACTTTAGTATATAATATAAGTATAAAGTAAAACAAATAAAATAAATAAATAAAACGATGGGGGTTTAATATTATGAAACAAAACATATTTTTAAATATAATGGATAATTTCACAGGTAAGAAATCTGTAGAAGAATTAATCAATGAATATCATACAGGTAACAAAGACGTTATAATAGCATTCGTATATGAAACAGGTTACGCTCAATTCAGTTCAATAGCAAACAAATTCTTAGGTGTTGATGAAGCTACTAAAGAATCTGTTATTTTGGAACAAATCTGGAAAGGTTTAGAAAATTACGAAATAGGAAGTAATGCTAAACTAACAAGTCTAATATGCACATATATTTATAATGAGTTAAGACATTTAACTCAAGCAGAAAAAATGCAAAAGAGAGTATTAAATCAATGTACACATACACAATTATTTTCAGATTACTTTGTTGGAGATGACGACGAAGGAAGTGAAGACAAACATAGTTGCATGGGTCAAACAGACTCAGAAGACTTTGAGGAAGTTGAGTTGAAATATTATTTAGATTCAATCGACATGAATGATAATCAAAGAAAATTCTGCGACGCTTTAGTTGAAGGTTGTAAACCTACAAAATCTGCAGTAGCTTCTCAAATAGGTATTTCAAGAGCAGGCGCTAATGTAGTAGTTAAAGCGTTACAAGAAAAATTAATAGATTTAAAAGCAGTATAAGGAGGAATGCACATGGAATTAAAAAATTGGCTAGACACACAATTAGGTCAAGATATTTGGACTAGAAAATATCAAAATGGAGACGAGACATTCGACCAATGGCTTGATAGGGTATCAAATGGAGATGATGCTGTCAAAGATTTAATATTAAGTAAAAAATTTATATTTGGAGGCAGAATATTAGCATCAAGAGGAATTACCGACAGAAAAGTTACTTATAGTAATTGCTATGTATTACCTCCAGTAGGTGACAGTATAGAGGAAATATATGACACTAATAAATACTTAGCAAGAACATTTTCATACGGTGGAGGTTGTGGTATTGATATATCACAACTGAGACCCAAAGGTTCACCAGTTAATAATGCTGCATTGACAACAACTGGAGCAGTTTCATTTATGGAAACATTCAATAATACTTCACAAACTATAGGACAAAAAGGTAGACGTGGTGCATTAATGATAAGTATGGACGTAAACCATGCGGAAATTGAAGATTTTATAAACGCAAAAACTCAAAATAAAAAATTAGAAGAATGTAATATCTCAGTAAGAACAGATGATTTATTCATGACTAGAGTTATAGCAGGAGACGGTAATGCCAATGAGTTAATGTACAAATTAGCAGAAAATAACTGGAACTGGGGAGAACCTGGCATGTTATTTTGGGATAATATTAACAAAGAAACATTATTATCTGAATATATTAAGAATGGTGAGTTTGAGTTTGCAGGAGTTAACCCCTGTGCAGAAGAGCCATTGCCAGCTGGAGGTAGTTGTTTATTAGGTTCACTTAATTTAGCAGAATTTGTAAAAGACTCATTCGGTAAGAGACCTGCATTTGATATACCTAGTTTTAAACAAGCTGTAAAAGTAGCAATACGAGCATTAAATCAAGTATTAGACGAGGGGTTACCATTACACCCATTACAAATACAAAGAGACTCAGTTGCAAAATGGAGACAAATTGGACTTGGCATTATGGGATTTGGCGACATGCTTATCAAAATGAGAATTCCTTATGGAAGTGATAGATGTTCTAATTTGATAGCAACAATAGGTATGGCATTATGTAATGTTGGACTCCAAGAGTCAGCTTTACTTGCAAAAGAATTAGGTACATTCGAAGCATATAATCCAGACTATATACTTAACTCATTTTATTTACAAAGTAAAATAAAAGAAGGCGTAATATATGAAGAAACTATTGATTTAATAAAAGCTTATGGTCTTAGAAATAGTCAATTATTTACAATAGCACCAACAGGTAGTATAGGTACTATGTTCGGTGTATCAACTGGAGTCGAACCTATATATGATGTTAACGGTTTTGCAAGAACAACAAAATCATTAAACGCTGAGGATAAAGTTTACATGGAATACCCAAATATTGTGCAACGAGCAATAGAAGCTGACGATATCGACATGCTAAATAATAAACCGGCATATTTGATAGGAGCAAAAGACCTAGACTTTATGAGTAGAGTAAAAACTCAAGCCGATTGGCAAGTGTGGATTGATGCCAGTATTTCAAGTACTTTAAATTTACCTAAAGAGTCTCCAGTTGAAGACGTATTTAAGGCATATGTTGCCGCACATGAATTAGGTTGTAAAGGCTTGACTGTATTCAGAGACGGCTGCAAAAAAGAAGGTATTTTAAAAGGAGTAGCTAAAGAGGAAAAACCTGAACCTACTCAATTAAATGCAATTGACACCGACATAAATCATTGTATTGCATTTGGCAGTAAACTGCAAACAGGTTGTGGAAGTTTATGGATGACCGTATATTTCCATAAGAAAACTGGTCAATTATGCCATATATTCTTAAACAAAGGAAGTAAAGGCGGTTGTAATAGTTATATGGTAGGTTTATCAAGACTAATATCATTAGCAGGTAAAAAAGGAGCAACTGTTGAAGAAATTGTCGACCAACTAAAATCTGTTGTGGCTTGTCCTTCATTTGTAAGTAGAAAAACAACTGAACCAGGTATTAGTGACGGCAGAAGTTGTGCAGAGGCAGTAGGTAGAGAGTTGCTAAAATTACACGAGCAATTTAAAATAAATTATCTTAATCAACCTGAAATTACTCAACTTAAAATTGACAATGAGGTAAAAATTGAAATTGCAAAATGTCCAGAGTGTGGTGCAGAATTAAGTCATACAGGTGGCTGTATTAATTGTTATAATTGCGGCTGGACAAAATGCGATTAGAGGTGATAGTATGATAACACCTGATACAATTATAATAATCTTAACGATATTTGTAATAAGTTGTATAATATGGGCATTATATTAGTTAACAAAATTTAGTAAGAAAAATATATAATATACAAATAAGTAATTGGGGAGGTAATTAAAATGATTGATATAACTAGAAAGGATTTAAGTAAACAATATCCAGTTTATACAAAAGCTGGCAATATATGGAAAAACAGAATAGACTGGAATAGCATATTAAAACCTGGTACAGTTATATCAACTCATTTTGGCATATTTACTTTCGTAAATACTTATAAAGAAAACAAAGTATGGTATTTAGTATTAGAGGCTGGGGATAAATATATAACAATAAAAAGACAACAAGCAAGAATAAATAAAAAACTACCTAAAAATTCTAAAGTAACATATAAGTTGAATACATTAGTTGATAATATATTAAATGAAGTACAAGCAGCAGTTGTTGATTATAATTTAAGTATATTAAAACAACATAAGAGTAGAAAATATTGTTATGGTCTTGAACCTGATATGCCAGATTTATTTGGTAAAATTAGCTATATAAACATTTTAGGTGAAAAATTTAAACCTAACGAATACAAAATGTATAGACGTTGGATAATTAATTTTTACCACCCAGACAAAAATCCTAAAACATCTTCAGCCTTTATGAAGGAATTGTATTTCTTATTAGCTTAATATAAGGGAGGTAATATTATGAAGCACAAAAGTGTATATACTAAGAATATGCTTTCAAAAGACACAGATGGTAAGCAAAAAATAAAAACTGTAGAACTAACTAGAGATGCAATAAACACAAGGTTAAAGAAAAATGAAAAAGTTAAATGTCAAGTTCATTATGAAGATGGCAAAGGTAGAAGTACTGCTAAACAGGATATTATATTAAAATCAAATAAAAATTCTGAAGGTTATATAGTATCTGAAAATGTGAAGGGTGAAACAATAGGCACATTAACTATGAACTCATTCTTAAAGGGTAATGATACCCGTTTAATATTAGGTATGAATGCAAGTCCTAAGGCAGACTTATTTATACAAAAAAGACTACAAGCTCCTACAAAAGAACAGGCAATGAATGGACTAAAAATATTAAGAGACTACTTAAATTCATTAAACTTATAGTTAACAATATTTACTAAAATAAATATATAACATATATAACCCAATAGGGGGGAGGGTTATAAAATATATCCTCCTAGCTTAAAAACTTATACACTTATACAAAAACTAAAAACAAGGAGGAACACAAAAATGGCAAAAATAGGAATTGGAAACGCAGGTAAATATCAAAGTTCAGGTAACGGAGGTTACTTCAGTTTAAAAGATGACGGAGATAGCGCAGTAGTTAGATTTCTTTATAATCAACCTGACGGCTCAGACATTGATTATTTTTTAGTACATGAAGTACAAATTGACGGTAAAAAAAGATATGTTAGTTGTAACTCAGTAGACGAAAATGGAGAATCTCACCCAGACGATTGCCCATTATGTAAAGCAGGAAATAAACCTAAAGAAAAATTATTTTTACAACTTGTAGCATCAGATAACCCAGACTCAGTTCAAATATGGGAGAGAGGGTCTAGTTTTGTATCAAAAATTATAACTTATTTAAATGAATTTGGCAACTTGTCAGCAGTAAAAATTAAAGTTATAAGACGAGGTAAAAAAGGCGACCAAAAAACTCAATATGAATTTATGCCAATGGGTAAAGACGATGTTAAACTTGAAGACTTGCCACAAAAACAAGAACTTGAAGGAAGTCTAATAATTAAAGCAAATATTGATGAAATGAATCAAATAATAGCAGGAACTTATACACCTCAACATGCAGCACAACAACATCAAATGCAAGAACAACAATTTGAGCCAATGCATCATACTGAACGCGGCACTAGAACTACTGCACCAAGTGATGTATTTTAGGAGGTGATAATATGGAATTAAAAGATACAGTAGATTTAATGTTAAGTGGAAACTATATGGAAAGATTTTTAGCAGAATATCATCAATTAAATAATAGAATAGCTGGACTACAAAGAATGTTAAAAGGTTATAAAGAAGGAACTTTGGAATTTACTCCAAATTGTCCATATAGAATATTATATGAACAATTAATGTATATGAAAGCATATAGAGATGTATTAGAGGCACGAGCAAAAATAGAAAATATAGATTTAAGTGTTGACGCAGTATTTTAAAACGATAACCACCTCAATTAAGAGGTGGTTATTTTATAAGGAGGTATAATTATGGGAAGAATTGGCGACATGTTCTGTAATGTTAGTGCTAGAAAAACACAAGAAGCACAAAAGAAAGCACTTGAAATGTTGAGTAAAAAATCAAGTAAAAAACAAGTTGCAAAAGTAGTACCGAAAAGTATTAGTGGAAAAGTACAACTTGCAAAAGAAATGTCTCAAGAAGTATTCGCAGATAAATTAGATAGACTAGAATTATTAGACAATGAGAACAAAATTAGAGAATATATAGACTGTGCTATTACAAATGGCATAATAGCAGTTGATACAGAAACAAATGGCTTAGATAGAATAGACGGAAAAATAGCAGGCGTATGCTTATATACACCTGAACAAAAAGGAGTATATATTCCAGTACGACATGAGAGTTTCATGACAGGTATAGAATTAAACACAAATATATCAAAAGAATTTATGAAAGACCAATTTGAACGAATGAACAAATCGAATATAAAATATGTACTGCATAATGCTAAATTTGATATGCATATTCTTTGGTGGATGCTTGGAATTAAAATAATTCCATACTGGGATACGCAAATAGGTTCACAACTTTTAAATGAAAATGAACCTCATAAACTAAAAGTATTATATAAAAAATATGTAGATAATGCAGATGAAAATAGTAAAGTTGCATCTTTTAACTCATTATTTAAAGGTATTGAATTTAATAAAGTACCGCCAGATGTTGCTTATATGTATGCATCATTTGACCCAATAATGACTTATGAACTATATCAATTCCAGTATAATTTTATTGATATTAACGGAAAATACTGCAAGGAAAAAGGTTTAGAGAGAGTCGCAGAAGTATTTCGAAATATAGAAATGCCATTAATACAAGTAGTATTCGAAATGGAATGCACAGGCGTTAAAATAGATACAGACTTAGCTGATAAACTAAAGGCACAATATACAAAACATAAAGATGCGGCAGAAGAAAAATTCAATTTAGAAATAGAAAAATTGAACGATAAATTCGATAAACTAATGATAAAAAACCCAGCAGCTTATAATAAATTATTTAAAGACGGAATACGAAAAGTCAGTATAAGTTCACCTACTCAGTTAGCTATTTTATTTTATGATGTATTAGAATTTGAAAGTCCAGACAAAAAATCACCTAGAGGAACAGGTGAAGCTATATTAAAATCATTTAATCACCCATTAGTAGACAGCATATTAGAATATAGAAGTATGAGTAAATTATTGAGTACTTATATAGAAGCAATACCTCAACATATTGCAAAACGAGATAATAGACTTCATGCTAACTTTAATCAATATGGAGCAAAAACAGGCAGATTTAGTAGTAGTGACCCAAATTTACAAAATATACCTTCACAAAAAACAACATTAAGTGACGGAACTGTAATAGACGCAGGTCATGATATTAGACAAATGTTTATAGCTGGAGATGGCATGGTGATAGTAGGTGGAGACTTTTCACAACAGGAACCCAGATGTTTAGCTCATATGAGTGATGACCCACATATGTTACAGGCGTATTTAGAAGGAAAAGATTTATATGCTACAATAGCATCGAAAATATATAAAATGCCGTATGATGAATGTAAAGAGTTTCGTGCAGACGGAACTGTAAATCCAGATGGTAAAGCTAGACGTACAAGTGTTAAACCTGTATTACTTGGACTTATGTACGGTAGAGGTGTGCCAAGTATAGCTGAGCAAATGAAAATATCAACGCAAGAAGCACAAAAGATAATTGATGACTTTTATGCTGAGTTTCCTAAAGTAAAAGAATTTGTAGATTTCGCTCAAACCTTTGCAAGAGACTATGGGTTTGTAGAAACCGCTTGGGGTAGAAAAAGAAGATTGTCTGATATGCAATTACCTCCAATAGAAATAAAACCTTGCATAAAATCGTACAGCGACAATTTTGACCCATTCGCATTTGATGCTACTGAGTCAATACCTCAAGATGATTATGTGCCAGACGAAGTGTACAGAAAATATTATACATTATTAAATAGAGCTAGAGGTAGACAACAGCAACAAAAAGTAAAAGAACTAGCAGAACAAGAAGGTTATACTATAAAAGATAATAGAGGTTTTATAGAAGACGCAAAAAGACAATGTGTAAATAGTATTATTCAAGGTTCAGCCGCAGACATGACCAAGCTAACAATGATAAAAATTTTCAATGATGAAGAACTTAATAGACTTGGTTATAAATTAATAATTCCAGTTCACGATGAAGTATTAGGAATATGTCCAAGAGAAAATGCAAAAGCAGTTCGAGATAGACTAGAGTATATAATGGTACACATTGTAGACGGAAAATTTAAAATACCTATGAAATGTGATATTGAAGTAACAGAGAGATGGTATGGTGAAGGAATAGAAATATAGGAGGTATAAATAATGTTATTTGATTATTCTGAAATAAAAGGTTATACTAGATTTAAGTATAACCTAGAAAATGTAAAAATTGCTACTGAGTTAATACAGGCACAACCTTATATGCTTTATTCATTTTCAATAGCAGAACTATTTAGCTATTATGATAGTGATAGAAGAAGACTTTATATTAATAAAGACTATAAAGAAACTGGAGATATAATTTTAATATCAATTACTGGAAAATATAGTAAAAAGGCAGAGATGATTTGTCCATTATGTAGTAATGAAAGGTTGTATAAAGAAATGAAAGCAATACCTATGCCAGTTAAAATTTCATTCGTGCCTGCAGAGCAATCTAAAGAATTTATTACTCAATATAAAGATACACAAAGAACTAGAACTGCAGGTGACTTTGTGTACGACTTAGAAGACATTTCTAAATTGCAAGGTGGAAAATGGCATAGTAGTAGAAAAAAGGTAAAAAGAGCACAAAAGAATTTAACTTGGAGATATGCAACATATGAAGACTATGACTTAATAATGAATTTTTTACAAACCTGGCTAAATGACTGCAAAAGCACAGAACGCTTATCAAGACCGGCAATAGGTAGAGATAAAAATTTAATAAACTTCATATGGAAGAATAAACTATTAGAAAAGAACCCATTTTATATAGTATTAGTATTTTATGAAGGAAAACTAGATGCAATTAATGTTACTGAGTTATCATTATTTAATAAAGAGTGGCAATTAGGTATATTGGAAAAATCACTCCGCCAATATAATTTGAGTGGCTTTTATGTAGGTTGGTTATGTGAGGATATTGGCTATCATGAAGGTAGAAAATTTGATAATGCGTCCGGTCCTTATCACGACATGAATAATAAAGACGGAATTAATGACCATAAAATGCTATTTAAGCCTATAGA